TGCATATTGGTCCACAGTGGGTCGATGCGCTGAACGAGACTTTCCAGCGCTTTGACATTTCAACGCCATTGCGCCAGGCTGCATTCATTGGCCAGTGTGGCCATGAGTGTGGCAATTTCAAGGTGCTGCAAGAGAATTTGAACTACAGGGCAGAGGCACTGCAAAAGCTCTGGCCCAAGCGCTTTGACGCTGCCAAGGCCCAAGCCTGCGCTAGAAACCCCAAGCTCATTGCCACTGTGGTCTACAGCAACCGGATGGGCAACAGAGATGAGGCATCAGGCGATGCCTGGCGGTTTATTGGCAGAGGCTGCATCCAGCTGACCGGCTCGGCAAATTATCACCATGCAGGCAAAGCCCTTGGCGTGGACCTGATCATGCAGCCAGAGCTGGTGGCCACGCCTCAGTATGCTGCGCTGACTGCTGGCTGGTTTTGGGACACCCACAAGCTCAACCAGTATGCGGATAACCAAGACTACCGGACCATGACCAAAAAAATCAACGGCGGTTTCATAGGGCTTGACGACCGCATTAAACACATCAACCATGCGCTGTCTGTCCTGACATAATTAGCCATGGCCAATGTCAAGCAACAATTAGAAGTCCCATCAATACCTAGTCTGGGTTACCCGCCAGAGGTGTATGAGCGCCGAAATCTAAATGAGAACAACAGCGCCTTAAACAATTTTTTCAGAAAACTGATATCAGTCCTTGGCGCCTTGTTTGGGCCAAGGGGTGGCAAGTTTATGAATAACCCCTATGGGGCTTTTCAGAGTACGGCAGACCAGACTGCGGCAGCGGCCAACACGGCCTATGCCATGACACTCAACACCATTGACTATGCCAATGGCGTGAGTGTGGCCAGCAATTCACGCATCACAGTGACTGACGCTGGCATTTGGAATTTGCAATGGTCTGGCCAGTTTCAGAATACAGACTCACAAGACCATGATGTGCGGGTCTGGCTCAAGATCAATGGGACTGTGGTGACTGGATCGACTGGATTTTTTGCCGTGCCAAGCAAACACGGCGGCGTCAATGGCCACTCAATTGCTGGATGGAATTACTTTGTGAGCTTAAACGCAAATAGCTATGTTGAGATTTTTTGGGAAACTGACAATACTGCAATCAGCATCCAGGCTTATCCGGCATCGGGCAATTACCCGTCAACTGCCTCAGTTATTGCGACAATGAGTTTTGTGTCCAACTTACCAACAACATAGCCATGTACATACCACTCAAATTACCACCAGGCATTTACAGAAACGGCACTGAATATCAGGCAGCAGGCAGATGGTTTGACGCAAACCTTGTGCGCTGGTTTGAGAATACTTTGCGGCCCATGGGTGGCTGGCGAAAGAAGTCTGCCAGCCAGCTGACAGGATCATGCCGTGGGCTGCTGACTTGGCGCGACAACACTGCTGACCGGTGGATCGCAGCTGGTACGCATTCAAAGCTCTATGCCCTCAATGAGGCTGGGACACTCAAAGACATCACCCCCACAGGATTCACTGTGGGTGAGGCCAATGCGGTGGTCAAGACCGGCTATGGATATTCGACCTATGGCAGCTTTGCCTATGGCGTGGCACGGCCAGACAGCTCCAGCATCACACCGGCCACGACATGGTCTATGGACACATGGGGTGAGTATTTGGTGGCCTGCTCCAATGCCGATGGCAAGCTCTATGAGTGGCAGCTCGGCTTTTCCACGCCTACCATTGCAGCTGCAATCACCAATGCCCCAACGAGCAACAAGGCGGTGCTTGTCACTTCCGAGCGCATCATGTTTGCCCTTGGCGCTGGGGGCAACCCAAGAAAAGTCCAGTGGTCAGACCAAGAAGACAACACTTCATGGACCCCGACAAGCGACAACCAGGCAGGCGACTATGAGCTGGCCACGCCTGGCACATTGATCGCTGGCAAGAGGGTCAAGGGTCTAAACCTACTGTTTACCGATGTCGATGTCCACACAGCTCAGTACATTGGCGCCCCATTTGTCTACGGCTTTGAGAAGGCTGGAAGTGGCTGCGGCCTGATATCTGCCCAATCTGTGGCGGCCATTGACACTGCTGCCATTTGGATGAGCAAGTCTGGTTTCTGGATGTATGACGGCTATGTCAAGCCACTGCCAAGTGATGTGTCGGACTATGTCTTTGGCAACATGAACTTCAACCAATCATCAAAAATCTATGCTGTCCACAACAGCAAATTTGGTGAGATTTGGTGGTATTACCCAAGCAGTGGAAGCAATGAGAATGACAGCTATGTCACATATAACTACAGAGAAAACCATTGGAACATCGGCACATTAGGCAGAACAGCTGGCACTGATGCTGGCGTGTTTACCAATCCCTTGATGGTTTCTGCCGATGGCTATCTCTATGACCATGAGGTGGGTTTTGCTTATGACAGCGCCAGCATCTATGCTGAGTCTGGCCCATTGCAGATTGGCAATGGCGAAAACATCATGTCTGTGCGTGAGGTCATCCCAGATGAGCAGACCTTGGGTGAGGCGGTGGTGTCGTTCAAAACCAGAAACTACCCAACAGGCGAGCAATCGACATTTGGACCATACACGGCAGCAAACCCAACTTCTGTCAGGTTTTCTGGCCGCCAAGTCAATATCAAGGTGACTGGTGCGGTTTTGGCTGATTGGCGTGTTGGGGTGATTAGGCTCGATGCTGTGGCTTCTGGAAAACGATGACAGACCGAATTTATGAGATCAACCGGTGTCGCCAATGGATTGAGGCGGCTTTAGAATACAGCGGTGGGACACATACGCTAGACGATATTGCTGCGGGGATTCTGTCAAATCGGTATCAATTGTGGCCAGGTCAGATTTCAGCAGTGGTGACAGAGGTGATTGTTTATCCGCAGCTAAAGGATTTGCACTTTTTTCTTGCTGGTGGTGATCTCGATGAATTGAAGAAGATGCGGCCTCATATTGAAAAATGGGGCAAGTCTGTCGGATGTACAAGGGTAACGCTGGCTGGCCGCAAGGGCTGGGAGCGTACATTTTTAAAAGACGAGGGATATGAGCCTCAGTGGTTTATTCTTTCAAAGGAGCTGATATGAGTTTAGGTGGAAATTTTAGATTCGTGCCGCCAATTGAGCAGGATACCAACAACAATGCGTATCAGCCTTTGCCGCAATTTACTGGCGATGATCCTTACTCTCAGATCATGGCAAGAATGCCAGCTTTTAGAAACCCATACGAAAATTTTGTCCCAGGCACTGCGCTTGGCGGCTTTGACCCAAGTCTTTACACCAGAGCCATCCAAGACATTAACGGCAATTTGTATGGCGGCGGCGGTGGCGATGGTGGCGGCGATAGCAGCCCTAGCACAAGTGGCGATGGCGGCGTCTCTGGCGGCGGTGGCGGCGGTGCGGCCACTGATGGTGGCGAAGGCTTTTCTGCTGCCAACTCAGGCGACTTTGGTGACACTAGCAGCAGCAACAGTGATAGCAGCAGCGAAGGCGATGCTGGCGCGGCTGGCGGTGGTGGTGGCGGCGCTGCTGACGATGGCGGCACTGGCTCTTCAGATGGCGCTGCTGCGGCTGGTGATGGTGGCTCTTCTGGCGGCGATGGTGGCGGCGATGGTGGGGCAGCTGGCGCTGCATGGGCCATGGGCGGTCTGATTGATCGCGTGGGCGGTCCAAACCCGCCTGGTCCAGATGATGGCACTGGATACCTTGATCTTGGCGAATATGTCATCAGAAAATCTTCTGTCAAAAAATATGGCCGTGGACTTTTGGACATGATCAACGAAGGCAAAGTGCCTGCCAAAAAAATCAAATCTCTTTTAGATTAAAGGACCGAAAAATGTCAAAAGGTGGAAGTCAAACATCCTCAACATCAATTGACCCAGATGTTAAAAAAGCGTTTCTTGCGAACTTTGAGCAGGCCAAGAATGTCGCAGGGGCATTGCCCGTGCAAGAGTTTGCTGGATTCAATCCAATGTATGAGGCCGGAGAGCGCCAACTAATCAATACAGGGTTGGCCGGACCAGGTCTTGCAAACATTGACCGAGCTGCTGAGATGACTGCGCAAGGCGCGCAGTATCAGCCTGGCATGGTTGGCGGCTTCAACGCAGGCCCAGCCTCTCTTGCTAGTGCGCAGGGCTATGGCGCAACCGATGTCAATGCTGCGCAGGCCAATATGGGCGACATCGGTCGCTATATGAACCCATACACCAGCGGAGTGATTGACACATCTTTGGCTGATATTGAAAAAGCAAGGGCTGCTGCATCTTCCAGAATTGGCCAGCAGGCAGCGGCAGCCAAGGCTTTTGGTGGATCACGCCAAGCCTTGGCCCAAGGTGCATCGAGTGGCCAGTTTGCAGAGCAGGCCGCAAGGACTGCTGCCCAGCTCAGATCGCAAGGCTTTGATGTTGCAGCTAATCAGATGCAGCAAGACCTTGCACGGCAGCAGCAAGCCGCAATCCAAAACGCTGCACAGCGTACAGCGGCCTCTCAGTTTGGTGCTGGTGCGATGAATCAGGCTGCACTTGCAAACGCCGCTGCCCGAAATCAGGCGGCACAATTCAACGCAAACATTGGCCAGCAGGCGGCACTGGCGAACCAGCAGGCTGGCTTGCAGGGTGCGCAATTGCGACTTGGCGGTGCAAACCAGCTTGGCAACTTGGCAGCGCAGCAGCAGGCATTGCGTATGACTGGCGCTCAAGCAGCCATGGGAGCCGGTGGTGCGCGTCAGGCTCAAGAGCAGCAGCGGATGGATGCCATTCGCAACATTGGCTTGCAGCGCCTTGGTGTTGTCCAATCAAGTCTTGGCGCAAACCCTGCCAACTTAGGGATGACAACACAAACCCCATACACGCAAAATGTTGGCGCTGGCCTGCTTGGCGGCGCATTGGCTGGCTCTCAATTGGCTGGCTTGACTGGTGGTGCAATCAGTGGCGGCATGGGCGCTGGTCTTGGCGCATTGCTTTCATTGATCTAACATGCGCAACACACCAACGCCAGAGCCACAACGCTACGCTGATGCGCAGCTGATGGCTTTGCTTGACCCATCAAGCAAGCGCGACACCATCCTGATCACGCCTGGATCACCTATGCCCTCTCGCATCCCTGATGGGCTGACAGTGGCAAGGACCAGCAGGGGCATTGTGATCACCAGCGACCCATCCAAGGTCAAGATCATTGACCAAGGCTCTGAGCGTGATGTGGGCATGGCTCTGTTTGGCTATGCGCATGATCAGGCCAAGGGCTTTGACAATGTGGCGGTGGCCATGGATAGAAGTGGGACACCGGTGGCAGAATTGGCCATCAAGCCTGGTCAGGAAAGACGAGCCATGATGGCTGCATCTTTGCTTGCGCCAAGCACAGGATCAACTAATATGATGAGCAGAGGCGATGTGGTTAAAAGCCGCC